GAAATCAGCAGCAGGAACAGCCATTGAGCCGACCGCAGTCCCAACAGGGCCAGCAAGACTACCAATAGTTGCACCTATTGCGGTAGGAGTTACAGCTCTTGCGGCAAGTCCAGTACCACGCAATAAAGCATCTGAAGCACCTTCCTGAGATGCTTGTTGCAAGGCATATTCATACGCTTGTTTATCAGTCAACTCCTTTGCTGACTCAACTTCGTATGTACCTCTGCCTGGAATAACAATGTCATAAGTTGGCATTTTTACCCCTTACTGTCGTTTACGGACAATCACACCATCAGGCAATCCGCTAGTTTCTGTTGTTATTGGATACGGAACCAGCGGTTGTTTTGGCATCTTTGTTGGTATGTTTGAAACAGCACGGCCAGATGCAATCTGAGCAGACTCAAGAAGATTCTGCAATCTGTCTTGCTTAGATTTAACTGTTGCAGCAGTATCATTTAATTGAGGGAAATAAGATTTACGATAGCCCTCTAATTGCTCACGGGTGTATGCCGCACCAGTTCCCAGAGTCAAAGCTGCATCCAAAATATCTAACTGAGCGCCTTCGACAATTTGTCGTTGCTCTGTATTTAGCTTATTAGGAATAAACTCTGTTCTAGTAAAGAATCGAGCAGCTTCAGCGGCAGTATTTGGCATTGCGGCAGATGGGTCTTGACCAATTGCTTGGTTCATTTGCTGAACACCAAAATTCATACGATTAGCAAGAACAGCCGCCTTACGCTCTTCACCTGTTGGCATATTTAAGGTTGTAGCTCCAGCCTTTTTAAGTGCAATAGAAGCCTTTTCAATAGCATCAGATGAGCCAGGAATTTCTTTTAATGCCTCTGGGTCATTTGTGCCAAACAAGCGCAAAGCAATATTGCTTTCTTCACCAGTTAGTATCGCTTTTTTACCACCAGTAGCAACTTGTTTAGCCTCTCCACCATAAGGAGAAATTTCATACAAGTAATCACCAACAGCCTTGTATTCAGGCTGAAGTGCTTTTAGACTTGCTGACAATTTAGCAAACTGTTCAGGTGCAGCCAATGCCAATTGCTGAAGCGCATCACGATTAATCGTAGAAGGTTGCTGTGTTCTCATCACACCACCGCCAGGCATCAAATTACCCTCGTCATCACGGATAACGCCTTGTGTTGGCTGACCATACATCGTGAGTTGTTCGGTAACTTGGCCAGGCTGCATAATCTGAGGCAAGAACCTGCGGACAGCTTCTTCCTCTTGGCGCTTCCGCATCAAATCTTGAACCTGAAGCCCTGCCATCTTTTCTTGCAAGCCTTGGTTCAAAGCCTGACGATAAGCCTGCTGACCTTGTTGCAGACCTTGTGCGATAGCCAAAGCGCCACCGCCAGGCGTACGGCTAGGCGCACCAGCTTGAAGTAGCGCCATTGCTGTGTTCAGAGTTCCTTGCTCTTGAGCCTGTTGGCGTAAGCGAGAAAGCTCATCTTCACCCAACAATCCACCATAGTAGCTTGGTACTTGTCCGAAAAGTGAATCTAGTAATGCCATATTTGCCTCAATAGTATTGAGATAAGTCGTAACCTGAAGTTGGAATATTTGCATATCCACCACTGCCACCACTCAACCAATTGCTAATGTAATTTGAGCCACTTTGAATATATGGAGAAGCCTGGTTCAGCAGTTGAACTCCAAGCAATCCAGTACCCAAGTTAGTAGCGGTTGGGTTTGTGTAGAAAGGAGTTTGTCCTGTTGTAGTTGTCCCAGTTGGCACTAATCCAATATTTTGCAAATATGTTCTTAGTTGAGCTTGTGGCAAGTTTTGCTCATAAGCAAATTTTGCTTTAGCTTCATCCAAAGCCTTTTGTTGGTATCCCTCACCAAACTGACCTGCCGCCAGCAATTTGTTAATGTCTGTGTAATCAGCTTCTGCCAATTGAGGCGCACCGAAAGTCGCTTGTTGTTGACGAGCACGCTCTGCTGCGTAATTCTGATATGCCAGTTGTCCAGCCGTTCCAGTAAGGCTATTTGCCAATGTGGTTGCGGCTTGATTCTGAAGGTTTCCAACTGCACCAGAACCATATCGACCTGCTTGTGAAGCCTGTGATGTCACATTCCCAATTGCTTGATTAAAAGCGTTTGTGGCGGCTTGTGCGGCAGGTTGAAAAGCACCCTGAAAGAAAGGATTTCCACCAAGATAATCGCCTTGAATAGTGCCGTAGAGTTGATTCTGTGCGGCAGCAGTTAAAGGGCTACCAGCAGCGGCTCGTGCTCTTAAAGCCTCTAGACCTTGTTGTGTAGCCTCTGATGGGCCAACATAACCTTGACCTGTGAAGTATTTTGGGCCGCCAGCTTGATATAGGCGTTGAGCCTCATTCATACCATACTTTAGGAACGGCTGAACGGTTGGGTCAATCTGTGTTGTGGATGATGTTGTTGCGGTTTCGATTGCCATAAAAGCACCTTTCTTTCAAGGGACTCCGAGGCGGGTCATCCACGGAGCCAATTATATACACTAGCCTACCAAAATGTAAGCATAAGTTTTGTCTGAAGTTGAGTTCGCAAAGTGGGTTAAGGTCGCACTTCCCTTAGTCTGGGCGCTGGCGTAAACCCCGTAATCCCCTGCGGCATTTGTCCCATTTGACGAGGCAAAGTTCACCGTCACAATCGCAGACGGTGTGGCTGGCCTTGTCGGACTTGTCTGGGCTGGAATCTGTTGGATAGAAACCAATGTGCTCGTTGTTCGCCACATGATTTCCACATAGTCGTTTGCGTTCAATTCCACCCAAAAGTTCAGGGCGGCAATCAAATGCCCATCTACCCCACCATGAGAGTTAGGGATAGAGAAACGGCTGTTTGAGTTGGCGATATTTGTGCCATTCTTGGAAAACCAAACATCAACATCCTGAATCTGGGTGTCAGTATTTACAAACTGAAGGCTGAATTGGACATTGTAGATTCCATAACTTTTAGCCGTAATCCGAGAATTACTAGCAACAGAAATCCCGTTAGAAAAGTCTGTGGTGTTAAAAGTTACCGCATAAGCCGCCGTGGTCGATGCCGCGGTTTGGTCAGTTGAATCCTGAAAAGCACCGTAAGGAGTGGAATCAGTAAAAGCCGCAGCAGAAAATGGAACTAAGAAAATCTTAGTATATGGACTGATTCGCTCGTCAGTTAATGTCGTGGTCGTGGAGTTGCCCGTGGCAAGCGTTACAGTCCCATGATTATTGGTTTTCCCGTTAATAATCCCGTTAAGGATTGTGGCTACAACCCTCGGGTCAGCTCCAAATACGGGAAGTTGACGAAACATTATCGAACCCCTTGAGACTGAATCTCAATATCCACGGCAACAGCCATGCGCCAGTTATCACCAGTAGGATTAACCTGAATCCTGTGGTAATTACCAGAGCCTCTCAGAGACACACGGTTATCAGAATCAGCGGCAGCCGCAGTTCCAAAAGTCACACCCTCGTTAAGCAATGTGCGGGAAGATAGCGCCACCGTAGCAGAGCCGTTATCCACTTGTGGTCGAGCCAATGTAACCAAAGAACGACCGCCAGTTGAAATGTCACCTGTCTCAATAGTCGCTGATTTATTAGCTCCGTTGAATGTCACAACCTTAGTTCCAGAAGTGCCACCCAAGAAGTATTTACCACCAGCGAACAGATTTGAGTCTAATGCCACGGTCAAAGCATCAATCGAGGCGCTGATACTATCCAATTGCTCAAGAGTAACAGAGGCAGTTGTGGCGTCTGAAATATAGTCAGAATTCGCCATCATCACAGACCATTTTTTAGTCGTGAAGCTGTAAACAATGAGTTTTCGCTCTGCAAATCGGCTCTTGTAGTTCCACATCACCAATTTACGGATGGGGTCAACAGCAGCCGACATTGTGGTGAAGTCTGGGTCAGCATCACTAAAGAAGAAACGGTCAACCTTTTCCGCACCGATTGGTACGACTTGCTGACCATCACACATATAGAAACCATCATCAGACAAAAAGAATGTCAGACCTTGGTACTGCGTAACAGAACCAGAGGCGATACAGCCTTTTTCTCGGCTGATGTTGTCAAACTGGAAAATCAAAGGAGTGCCGATATAGCTCATTCGATGGATTGCTTTTTCCATCAAGATAAGACCATACTCACCGCCTCGGATACCAGTAATATGCCCACCATCAGGAATTACTTGATAGTCAGACTGCGTGATTTGGCTAGATGTCCAAGTAGTCTCGTCATTCAAACCAGACCATTGAACCTTAAACGGGCCAGTTGAACCGTCATCAATATTCGCACAAACAACAAAATCCCGTACGACAGTAATGAACTTTGCAACAGGCGCATCGTCTGAAAGATTCTTAAACGAGTTGCTTGCATCAGCTACATAAGACTGAAGGCGGTCACCAAAGTTGGCGGCAATCACTCGATTACCAAACCTTGTAAAACGAATCCTCTGATTTGCTGGAGTATTGAATCCATCAATAGATGCAGAGATTCGCACATTACCAGTTGTTGTGGCAGAAGTTGTCGTAACTGTAAAAGTATCAGCGGTTAACTTTGTAATCGTAAACTGACCATCTACCGCAGTTCCACTCGTGAAATTCAGATAAACAGAATCACCAGTTTTCCAGCCGTGTCCAGTAGCCGTAACCGTTAAAGTTGTTGTTCCACTCTGAGCATAAGTTCCTGTGGTGTACCAAACAGGCGTCAAAGCACCAACAGAATCAACCGTATAGATTTTTGAGTTACCAGCCGCAAACAATTTAATGGTCGCAGATTGGTCTTTTATGTAGGCAAGGGTTAAAAGATTCTCGTCAGCGGCGGCAGAAAAGTCAGCCTCAGACGGAAAAGGCCCGTAACCCGTAGCCGTTGGGTAACAATTTAAGGCAGTCTGAATCCCACCAATTAGCCCAGGTTGGTCAGGCAACCACTCTCCAAGTGCGATTCTTTGTGTAGGCATACTATCCCTGTCTTAACCAAGTGTTGTTATTTTGCGACACTTCAACCCATGTGTTTGAGTTAGCCGAAACATCCGACCATGTGTTACCACTTACGCTAATCTCTGTCCATGTGTTGTTATTTTGCGACACATCATCCCAAGTATTGTCGCCAACAGCCACATCAGACCAATTATCACCCAGACGCACCCCATTACAAACAACAGTAGCATCGCCAGAAATGCTTGCAGAAAAGTCAAATATTGCATAAGCGCTGGTCTCTACGGTTGCTTCACAGGTAATGCTTGCGGCTCCATCGGCAGTAATACCACCCAAAGCCGTTACGGTTGCTTCTGCGTTAATTGACGCAACGCCAAGCTGAACCCTTATGGCGGCGCAGGAAACGCTTGCAGAGGCGCTTACTGAACCGCTTGCATACTGAACCCTAGTGCCAGAACATGAGGCGCTTGCTGAGGCTGTAATCGATGCAGAAGCTGATTGAACTCTTGTACCAGCTGCGGAGACAGTAGCCGAGGCATTAACAGAACCATACGCATCCCACAAAGTTACCGAGGTTGTATAGAGAGGACTATCTAACGACAGGGTAAGTTGGTCAATACTCGCTTTTAAGTTGTCAAGCGAGTCAATTGACCAAGGTGGGAGCAGGTCAGCCATTACGCCAATGTGACGCTAAGAGAACCAGTTGCAATCTTAAACACATCTCCAGTTTCAATGGTTTTAGAAGCATCTAGGGCTGTGTGATACAGAAGGTTTCCAGAAGTCGAGGCGTCACGGATACCGATATGGGTAATCGTTCCCCATGAGCCACCAGCTTGAGGAAATTCAACAGCGGCTGAGTTTGTCGAAACTCCGTTAGAAGGAGCGCCGAAAGTCACAGCCTGACGAGCGTATGAAGTGCCAGAGCACTCAGTACCAGAATCAGCATCGGTCGGGTCGCTTGTGTAAAGCGCCACATAAACGGTCGTTGGGCTTGTGTAGCTCGTATTACGCAGGGTGGCGTTGATAAGAGCGTTCTCAAGATAATTTGACATTTCAGCCATGATTTACCTCGTTGCAAAAGTCATTGAAAGTGGAACACCAGAATATTGAGAACTCTCATCGGATGTAGAAAGTGTGGAGATTGCTCTGTCGTACAGAGACCCCCATGTTTGGATTCGAGCATCATTCATCAAATAAGGCTCTGCCTCTAACAACGAGGCGTAAAGTAACGCATCAGGCGCATTAGCCATGAACACATTACTTGAATTTGTGTCACTCATAAATGTGGGCGCTGCGTAGTAGAGCAGTTCCAATGTATAAGTGGAGTCAGGCACAGGAGCCAACTTAAACTCTGAAGCCAAGACTGTGTAATCTAATGGCTTGCCGCTTTCAGTAGTCTTTGTGTTTCGACTAAAAATAGCAGGGCTAGAAAAAGTCAAAGGCTGAATCGGATTGGTAGAAACATAAAAGTCTCTAACCTCTAGAAAGTCGCTTGGTAGCTCAACAGTCGAATCACCGCCTGTTGTGGTAGTTGTGACAGATTT